AGTTACAGCTCCAGAAAAAGTAGTTGCTTGTGCACTATCAATATGCATTGCAAGAGTAGCATTTGTATATAAACTAAAGTCATGACTCACAGTTGCTTCCATCCATGTCCCTACTGGATAACCTCCACCTGATAAATTAAGTCTAGTCCCTGGCTCAAGAGTAAAGTTTCTTTCAGCTCCAGCAATATTAGATGTGCCAAACATTGTATAACCACCAATTCTACATCCCCATGACTGTGTTGAACCAGGTGATGCTGCAAACAAATATACACTTGGGCTATAATATAGCTTCGCACCCATATCAAGATGTAAATCTATTGATTCAAGATAAAGCTTATCTGTATTTAAACTAGCTACCCTAGCAGTATTAGAATAAAAATCTAATGTATCTGTTCTTCCCGCAAGATCAGCATATATACCAGTATCACCATCACCCCATAAAATAGCTTTTGTACCTGCAAGAGTTATACTATCTGTTGAATATAATCCAGCCATTGTAAAATATTCAGTTTCTTTTAACTTAGCAGATGTAACCGCATCATCATCCAATTTAGCAGTAGTAATATTACCATCTGCAATCTTACCTACTGTTACTGCACCAGATCCTATTTTTCCAGCTGTTACAGCTAAATCTGCTAACTTAGGAGTTGTTACAGATCCATCTGCAATTGTTCCTGTAGTCAAAAGAAAAATATTAGAATCAAGAGATAGAAACTCCCTATCATCTACATTTGCAGTAATGACTAAACCTGCTCTTGATACATATCCTATATATACACAATCAGAAGATAATCCTACTTTAGTATCAGATAACTCTAAATCATATCCATCTTCCCATTTATAAAAAAGTCTTTTCCCAGTTATAGGATGTAAAGAATAATTTGTAGGGTTGGTAGTTGTATTACTATCACAATACAAAAGATATTTCATCCCTATATACTTTGTATCACCATCAGCAATAGGAATATCTGTACATCCTACAGATTTAGGAGTTGGAGTAGTTCCACCTACTCCATCATCAGTTACTTCATCTGGATCTGTAGAATCATATTCTACTGTAGCATCAGAAATCTCAAAACGTTCTCCAGCTTTATAAGCTATACCAGTTCCAATATTGAAAGTACCATCACCATTATCAGTAATTTCAAAAGGTGTACCTGTCTGTTGATAAACAATACCATCAGTAAAACACTCATCCATTCTTTCTTTAATAGCTTCTTCTTTAGAAGTTTGCATCCATTCTAAATTATCTACTAATATTTCTTGACCATCATTAACTGGAAAACGTTTCATTTATTTTCTCCTAATTATCTTTTCCTTCTAATTCTTTAACTCTACCATTTAAATCTTTTACTAGTTCACAAAGATAAGCTATTACAGAATTATGTGTAGCATCATAACCATTTTTTTCAGTCATCCTAATATATGGAAACTGCTTAAATTTTTCTTTATTCTTATCATTTAAAATATAGCCTAATCTTTTTATACTTTTCTCATCTTCTGTTTTATACCTATAAGAAGCAAGTCTAGGTAAACATCCATAATCTAATTTACCTTTATAATATTCAATATCTTTCTTTATAGAATACTTACTGACTGAAGGATATCCTGCTGCCCATACATCATCATAATAATTAACTGAATCTCCTACATCATGAATATTTGGTGTATTTGTAATAACATCACCTTGAACTTGTATGTTTCCATAAAAAGTTGTATCTTGCACACTATCTATCTTTATAGCTTCTACACTACCTGTAAAAATAGATATTGTATTTGCTGCAGAAAGATTAAGGTAATTTGCTCCTGTAGGTTCTAAGAATAGTTTTGCACCTGATGCAACCCCAACTCCCCAAACTGTCTTATCCATATAAAAGACTTGTGATCCATCAACATAAAAATCAATTTGTGTTGGCAAACTTGAAACTATGTAAGTATTTCCAACATTTAAATAAAGCTTTTTAGTTGCAGTAATCTTTACATCTAAAGTACTATCAAACTCTATACTTGTAGTACTTATCTGTACAGATTCATTATTATTTATATATAAACTCATCGTATCTACTGCATTTGAAACTATATAAGTATCTAAATCACTATGAAGATATAAACGTTTTGCAGTTGTTACTTTGATATGTCCAGTAGAAATAAGTCCAGCTACTGTATATTCTTCTGTTTCATCTAACTTAGCAGCAGTAACTGCATCATCTTCTAACTTTATTGTTGTAACAGCTGCAATACCTATTTTACCTGTAGTAACAGCTAAATCACCTATTTTTCCTTCTGTAACAGAAAGTGCAGCTATTTTAGTTTCTGTTACTGCACTTGCAACAATTTTTCCCGCTGTTACAGCATTCGAAGCAATTTTATCAGCTGTTACTGCATCATTTATTATTTGTGTAACTCCTACTGCACTTGCTGCAATTTTTGCTGTAGTTACAGCAGTACTAGCTATCTTAGCTGTAGATACTGCAAGATCAGCTATCTTAGCTGTAGATACTGCACCATCTACTAAATTAATTGTAGCTGTTAATATTGTATCAGAATTTAAAGATAATGCATCCTGACTTGCTATACTAAATATTATAATTGCTCCTGCTCTTGTTGCATAACCTATATAAACACAATCAGAAGAAAGTGCTACTTTAGTATCAGCTAATTCAATCTCATACCCATCTTTCCAACTATAAAAAAATCTCTTTCCTGTGTTTGGATGTAAAGAATAATTAATAGGAGTTGTAGGAGTACCACTATTAGCATACAATAAATATTTTATCCCTATATATTTTGTAGCTCCATCAGTTATCGGTATACTCTGAGAACCAGTCGATTTAGGTGTTGGTGTTGTACTACTTAAACCATCACTAGTTGTTTCATCAGGATTATCAGCATCATAAGTCACAAGAGAAGAAATCTCTATTCTTTCTCCACTCTTATAAGCTACACCAATTCCAACTGTAAAAGTATCATCTCCATTATCAGATAATTCAAAAGGAGTAGATCCTGCTACAAGCAAAATACCATCTGTAAAAAGATCGTCCATTCTTTCTTTAATAGCTTCTTCTTTGGCTGTTTGAAGCCATTCCATATTATCTACTATTATCTCTTGACCATCATGTAAGGGTAGTCTTTTCACTTTTATACCTCTTCAAAATGTACCCAATCTGGATTTTTAAAATCAGCCCCACAACGTAAACCTAAATCTCTTCCAATCTGAGCAAGTTCTTCATAATCAGGTACTTCATTATTATTAACATTTACTTTAGTCCAAATAGGTTTGCCTTCATATAAAACAGCTATATCAAAAGCTGTTACTAAACCTCCAGGACGTTTAGGAATATGTTTACTCTTATGAGTCCAAGTAACTTTGTAAGAATTTTCTTTTTCACTTATTAAATACATACCTGCTTGTTTTCTTAAATTATTTGTTTTTGCAAAACTTTCTCTTCCTTGAGCAAATAAAGCTCTTTGCATTAACTTTGTTCTGTCTGTACAAGTAACTATAATAGGAATACCAATACCTAAAGCTCTACGATAAAACTCTTTTAATTTTTCATAAAGTGTAGGAGTTAAGCTATTTAAACTAACTCTCTTTAATGCAGTAATTTCTAATTCAATGATTGCTTCTTTAAATACAAGTTTCTCTTCTACAACAGGCACAACAATCTTTTCTTTTGGTTCAAGAGAAGGTAAAGGTTTAAATTTTTCTTTTCTAAACAAGTTTTTTATCCACTCAATAATCTTAGTAATATTTATCACTACCCTTACCTCCTCTATCCCAAACATTAATCAACCACAATTTCTGAAACAGGTATACCCAATTTGTCAGCAATAGGCTTTAAAATCTTAATAAGCTTATTGTGCAAAACGTCATCTGCTTTAGTCTTAGTCCATTTAACAATAGTCCTAGCAAGCGTGTATATACCTGCAAGTATACCACTAATCACCATTATCTTAACCATCAATGCATCAGGAATAAAACCCCATAGATTCAGAATAATAGGTACAGCTTGTGACAATACTGCAAGCCAAAATTCACTTGTCCAAATGCCTTTAGAATTCATTTTTGTCTCCTTAATTTTTTTAATTAGCTTTTTAATAGATAAAAAAGCTTTAATGTACATCCACCACTTCTTCATTTTACCTCCTTTTTATTGTAGTATCAAAACATTACTTTCTACCTCAGTACTAACTCCACTTCTTCATTTTACCTCCTTTTTATTGAAGCATCAAAACATTACTTTCTACCTCAGTACTACTACCACTTTCATAACCTAATAAACCATTATTAAAAATATTTGTTGCTTCTGCAGAAGTTAAGACTCTTTTAAATACTGCAACCTCATCAAAATAACCATTTACAAATCCAGTTTGCCCTATATCCATACATCCTATTCTTATAACATTATCAGTCATTCCTGAATAACTAAAACCACTTGAACTTACTAATGTTCCAGTAGTACTATTAAGATATATAGCAGCAGAATTAGTAGCTGTATTCCACGTAAAAACAACATGATTCCAAATGCTGTTAAATTCAAAGACTGATGTCTCAAACTGATAGTTTCCACTCCCATCATCCACAACAATAGCTATACCATCATCAGTACCATTTCTACATATTCTAAATTCATCATCCATATATATAAAAGTATAGTAATCATTTGAAGGTGATACATCTTGCCTAAACCAAAAACATACAGAAAAACTTGAATCTGTTACATTTGTAGCAGTAGAAAGAGTTATATAATCATCTACACCATCAAAAAGGAAATTTCCTGTAGAATAAATACCTGGAACAGTTACATTTGTATAATTAGGTTCACCTGCTGCTTTTAGTGCTCCATCAAGACTATTTTTTGATTGATCTATTGTAGGATTTACATCTTGATCCATAGGATATGCAAATAAGCAATCTGCATCTTGTGTATAATTAGGACTAGGATAATTAGGAACAGGTATGGGTACAGTAACAGTATCAGAAGTAGAACCAATTGCTGTCCACCAACCATCAGGTAAAAGCATTTCATAAGTCTCTATATCAGACTGACCAAACCATTTAGCTACCCACCAAAATTTGTCTCCGAATTGACTCATTGTAGCAAAACCCTCTGCATAATATTCATCAAAAACATTATACATATGACCTAATCTCCAAACAGTAGGATTTGTTACATCCTTATCAACTAACTCTATCATAAGTAATTGATTATCTCCCCAAGCAGCTGGATAAGAAGAAGCAGGAGATTTATAAGTAGATACTAAATTCCATCCAGGAGTAGATTCAGGCATTCTTGCAAAGTGAAATCCATTACCATATCCCATATCAGGATGTTCAAACATTCTAATATCTCCTCTCATTACATCCCACCTTGTATCCCACGCATCCCCACCAGTTTGAATATCTGTAGCTTCTAACCAATCTGTTTTATTATTCTGAAATACATACATTAAATTACCATCGTAATCCCAACCCCAGCCACCATGAGTCTGATCAGGTGCAACTTTTTGAGGATTTGTAAAATCTAGATCCCATACATATACCCCATCAAATAATGTACCTATATCTAATCCTAAATCACCATCATCATAAGCTGAATCATCCCAAGCAAAAGCAAGCAAAAGTAAACATCTACTTCCATCAGGAGACATATCTACCATATTAGGTGTAGGTAATTTTGATCTACCACCCCCTAAAGCTAGATAATCTGCATAATCTAAGGTACCTAAAATAGTATCAGTTTGTTTGTCATATGTTATAATAGCATGCATAGCATTAGTACCATTAAGATAAGGACCTTTAACCATCCAACACCAATACCTACCAGATTCATCACAATCACCTTCTACATCATTATGAATTATTCCCTGAGAAGGAAATTCAACAGAAAAATCATGTACAGTTGTCGCAGTATCTGTTACTATATTCCACTCCATAAAAGACATACCATTTACAAGGTAAATTAAATCAGGATCAACTTTACTCCACCTTAATTCAGAACTTTCTTGAGTATTTATAGATTGATTAGGTACACCATCAATAGTTGTCTTAGCAGGAAAAACCATAATAAGTTCATAAGTTATAGCATTATATAATAAAGAATCTGGATTTCCTACAGTTTTTTGAAATATTAAACGAGTTCCATCACAATTAAGAGGAGACCATCTACTATATATAGGTACAGCCATATCACTACCTGCATCACTTGCTTCAGTAACCCTAGAAAAAGTTGTATTAAATGTTGAATCTTTCCTGGATTCAAATAAATCAGGGTATCCAGAAGACTCATTTACAATGTAATGAGTCTCAGTTACATTATAATCAAAAACTTCAACAGTTGGAGTAACAAAAGTTTCTGAACTTATTATATTAGTATAGGCTGTAGTTATAGCATCTCCATTATATCCTCTTACTCTTATAAAATAAACAGAACTACCAAATAATCCTGTAAAAGTATAATTCTGACTTGCAACATTATTTGTAGAAACATTAGTAGAGAAAGATGCATCATCTGCAATTATAGCATCATAATTCGTTCCACCATTCCCCGTCCAAGTTACAGTCATACTCGAATATCCTACATCACTTACAGTTAATCCTGTAGGAGCATTAGCAAAGGTATATAATGATATAACATTAGATGAATCAGAATTTCCTTCTGTTACATATGCAACTACATAATATTGAAATAAAGTATTATCATCTAAACCACTCTGATTCCAAGTTAGAGTATCAGCAGCTAATGTCTGCATAATACCACCTGTTGAACTATATACTTTAAATCCATCTTCACCTGTTACATTATCCCAAGACCATGCAATACTTCCTGTACTTTGAACAACACCAGCAAAATTTGTAGGTGCATCAGGAAAAGGATTTGCTACTGTGGTTGTAGAAACAGAAGAAGTAAATATTGTATAGACTGTATCTCCATTATATCCTCTTACCTTCCACCAATAAGTAGTCAACTCTAATAAACTAGCAAATGTAGTTGTCTGCTCACTCAAAGTATAAGTAGTTATAGTTGTTGAAAAATCTGTTGTTGTATCCATTATTATCTGATAACCTGTTCCATCACCAGACCAAGATAATGTAGCACTTGAATAAAATACATCTACTATACTTAAACTAGTTGGAACATTAGCAAAAGTATATTTTAATATAGCACTAGAAGCAGAAGATTCTCCCTGTTCATCCCAAGACTTTATATAATATTGAAAGCTAGTATTAGCAGTTAAACTAGATTCTATCCAATAAGTTACTCCTATAGATAAAACTTGTACTACTGTATCTGAAGTTGAACTATATACTCTATATCCATCTTCTCCACTTATATCATCCCAACCCCATTCAATAGAACTTATACTTTTAACTGTACCAGAAAAACTTGTAGGTGTAGGTGGACCAATTGCCGTATATTCATCAGCACCTATATCCCAAATACCTGTTACTGTTTCTGAATCGATATCTACATCATATGGACTACCTAAATCTGTTCCAGCATTATACAAATCTGCAGCATTGTTTTTAATATGTAAATTTTCACTTGCTGCTACAGTACTTACAAAATTATCATAAGCATTTTTAACAGAAAGATTATTAGATCCTGGCATTGCACTATTATCACTTATACAATTATATCCTGAAGAAGCTGAACCTGTATTATCATAAAAATCACCATAATCTATTGAATCAAATATAGCATTACCTATCATCACATCTGTAGCATTATTTGTACGTATACCATGAGAACATTTAAAAAATGTATTATAATAAACTAATGTTCCTCCTCCACCATTAAGTCTAATACCTCCTTCAAATTCATCAGCACAACCATATATAATATTTCTATATATTTGAGAATTAGAATTATTACCTCCCTGTATTCCTTGAACATTACTAGAATCATGACCATCTATAAGATTATATCTAATTGTAGTATTAGGATTATATGTTGTGATACCTGTAGAGCTACCCGAATCTCCTTTAGGATAAATCTGTAACCATTCTACAATTACATAAGCATCCTGTATAATAATAACTGTACCATCATCAGAACTAACTATACTGCTTTTTGTTATGTCCCATATACCATTATGTCTTAAACTCTCTGGAACTGTTATCTTAATATAATGATCTACATCAGTAGTTGAACCATTAATAGTAACACTGCCAGTCAATACACCATAAACTTCTACTACTTCTGCAGTATCTAAACTTACAAGATTTCCATCAACATCATCTTCCCACTCCTGTAGTGTTTCATAATCTTTTCCTGAACCAACTGTACTTAAGTTAACAGTTACAGCAAAAAGATTAGGTAGAAAGAATAAAGTAAATAATAAAGATAGAAATAGTTTTTTCATATTTAGTCCCTTGTAATACCATACCTTATCATTAATCTATCAACATCACCACTTACAGAAGTAGGCACTAAGAACAATCCATAGTCTGCTTGCATTGTAAAATCACTAGATGTACCGCCTATCCAGCTACCAGGTACTGCAGCAACATCTCCTGACCATATATCCGTTCCAGCTGCATTTGATCCAGATATTGAACGTTGTTCAAGCATAAACGTTACATTTGTACCTCCTATACATCTAGCAGTAATTGATGAAATAGTACATGCAAAACTTCTAAAAGGAGAAACTAAAATAGCCACTGTTCCTAAAGCATTTGGAGTTGTAATACTTATTGCATAATCTTCAGGATTAATTATTTTATTTCCATCCATTTTTATATATCCATCTACATCTATACTTGTTGAAATATCTATTTCAAAAGCAGTTTCATCATCATAATACATTTGAACATCAATTGTATTATCACTCGAACCAGTAAAACTAAATGTTGATGCTATAACCCTAGTACCAAACTCACCATCATATTGTACATAAAAGTCTCCCTGACTATCTGCATTTATGGCACCTGCTGGATCACCAATTGCTACCCAAGAAGAATTAGATATAGCATATATGGTAGTTCCAGTAGCAAGTGTAGTACCTCTTGCAAATTTAAAAATATCCTTGTCAGAATAGAATCCTTCAATAAAATCTTCATCTGTCCCCCTTGCAAGTATCATATCATCAATTATTACTGTCTTTGTTGAAAAATCTATTTCTCCTTGATATATAGATATCATTTTATTAGTAGTAACATCACTACCATATCCAATATTTAATGAATCATAAGGATGTTCATAACCTACATAAAAATCACTAGCGTTACCAAATGTTATAGGATAGCCATCGTTTGCTTTAAGATGCCCTGAAGCATTCTGTTCATACATAACAACATTTTTTATAGAATTAGTTAAATAGAGATTTTTAGTATATAGTTTTTCTATTTCCCCAACATCTTCTACATATAAATCACCATCTCCACTTGCTTGTACTGCAGTACCTGCATCTCCAATTCTAACATAATCATCAACAAAACGTAAAGGGTAGCCTCCATTAATATTAATAGTAGGTGAAGAAGAAACAGTTTGAAATCTTATTGAATTTGCACTACTTCCATTATCCTGTAAAAGAAGACTTGTACCAGTCAATAGAATACCTGCATTATCTGAATTTAAAGTAAGTATACCTGAATTATCGTGCAAGTACACATCGGTACCTCCTAAATAGACATAATCATTAACACCAACATAAATACTACTGCTTACTTCAACTATACCTTCTGCAAATATATCTCCTTCTCCACTTGCATAACTACCTGTACCTGTACTACCTACATGCAATATACCAGTTTGAAAAGTATATGAGCTTCCTCCAGTATTGAATTCAGCTCTATCACCAGCAGAAGAATAACACATACTGAACCATTGAGTATTATCTACATCTGGATCTTGTTCACTATGTATAAAAACAGTAGGAGAAGTTTGATCTCCATGATCAAAATTTTTGTAATATGTTTCACTTATAATAAAAGCATTATTATCAGTAGCACTACCTAATACAAGATGTAGACTATCATCATGACTTTTATCGAAGTGTAATCTAGGTCCACCAATTCCAGTATCTGTATTATAAAAAGTAATACCATACCCATTATAAAACCATTGACCCATAGAAGTTTTTACTTCTGCATCTATATAAAGTCTAGGGGTACCTAAAGTTATTTCTCCCCTATCATTAGCAGAAGAATAAGTTATCTCCATCCATTGAGTACTATCTACTATAACATCCTGATGAGAATAAATCCTTATAGCAGGATCAGTTTCAGAAGACCATTCATGATTTGCATCTTTATTAGCGTACGAAGTAACAAGTACTTTATTGTTTGTTGATACCAATACTAGAGCATAATTTGTAGTATCTCCTAAGATATAAGAATTATCATTCCAATCTATTTCAATACTATCATCTAATGTAACCCCACCAGTGAATGTATTCTGTCCTGTAAAAGATTGATCTTCAACAAGACCAGCTACATATACTACAAGAGCTGCTGTAGATATATTTACATTTGCTTCTGCACCAGGATTTTCATCTACTAAAAAGAAATTAGTAAAATCAACAGAAGCTGTCGGACTAGAAACCTCTACTCCATCTACTTGAATCTGGAGAGTTGAAGCTGCACCAGCTCCTGCAGGTGACCACAAAAAGTCATTTCTAAGATAGGTATTAGAAACAGTACCACTTGCTATACGTACAAAATCTGTACCATTCCATCTCAATAAATCCCCTGCAACTAAAGTAGTACTATCTGTACTTACTAAGAATCCTTGATCTGTATATACATCTCCACCGAATACAAAATCATTTCCACCTGTTTCAAACTCTACTTGATCATTAGCAGAACTATACGACATACTAAACCATTGAGTATTATCTACATCTGGATCTTGTGATGACTGAATGTAAAAGGTAGGATCTACTTCACCGGAATGATCATGGTTCTTACTATAGTTAGGGAAAGATGTTAAGATCATTGCTTTATACGTAGGTGCTACTACCAAATCATGTCCCACAGTATCACCAAGTAAAAGACCCTCACCCTGTGCTGAAATATGTGATTCAAATAAAACACCACCTTTACCACTATTGATTCGTGCGTTAGATCCGTTATGAGATAAGCTCAACCACTGAGTATTATCTACATCTGGATCTTGAACACTATGTACAAATATAATAGGATCATTACTCAGAGCACTATGATCATGATCTTTATTCTTATTAGCTACATCAGTAATAATTATATTCCTATTTGCTCCACTAGATGTAGAATCAACAGATAGCATTAATCCATCATCAGAAGAATAACTAAATCCTCCAGCTATTGTAGAATTATCCGTATCTTTTGGACCCATTATACCAGTTACCATTATACTAGAGTCAATAACTTCAAAGAAAGCTGTACCTGTTGTAGTATCCTTGTACATAGTAAAGTTTCCACTAAGCTCTGCATATGCTTTATGAACAGTTGTTGAATATGTAACTTTCCACCAAGGTGAGGCTGATGCCATAGTCGTACAAGCTAACAATCCTAAACCTAATAATATCTTTCTCATTATGCTATCCTCCACTCTGATCCGTCCCAAAGTTCATTTTGACTTAATGTCGTATTAAATCCCCTTGAGCCAGCTGCTATATTTGATGTACCTGGTCTTGTAGTTATTGTCCACACACCTGAAATAATTAACCAACCAGAAGAAGTATAGATTTCAAAAGATGTATAATCTGTATTAAACCACATATCTCTTACTTCAGCTGAAACAACATCTCTCTCTGAAGTAGTGCCACCAATAACTTTAATCCTATACCCACCATCTACAATTTTGTCAAAGATACTCATTACATGAATAGCATTAAGCAAAGTCCTATCTCCAGGATCTACAGGAGTATACTTATTTGTTACCCTATCTCCACTATCAATTGATCTAGACATAATCTCTCCTTTTGCTTAATTCACAGGTATATAAGGTTTCCAAATTGTAGAAGTTTGACCCCAATATAATCCCCCACCCCAGTAATCAGTTCCCCAAGCAACTAAAGAAGTTTCTGGTGCTACATACGATATATATACAGTCACATTTGCAGGTTTTATTTTACTTACAAACGATTCAATTAAAGCATGTCTAGTTGTCAAATTAAAAGCATTGTAAACAGTCAAATTTAAACCTAAAGCCTTACTCCATTTAGAATTGGGTTGGGGTGTAGGAGTTAATGTAAGTGCATCAGAACTTAATCCATCTCCTTCATTATATAATGTCGATATATCACTACTTGGTAATGCATTCATAAAAAACATAATGTCACTAATAGAGCCATCAGCAAAATAATTAATATAACCAGCAGATTTACCTATTAAAAGACGACCAGAATTAGATACACTTTCAAGATCTGCTAAAGCATAACTAGTTGAACTTAAAGTCTCTTTTACTCCATTAACATATAAATCTACATATGTATTTGTTCTATCAATTACTGCAGTAATCATATACCATTGATCATTATTCAAAACAGTAGTACCTGTTACAGCACAAAAATGAGATGTAGGCCATCCAGAATATCCTAAATTAACATAAACCTTTCCACTAACTACAGATAATCCTAGATAATGAGAATAACTAGAATTTTTAATAATGATAGGGAAAATAGTATTATCATCCATTTTAATCCAAGCATTCATAGAAAAATTACCTAAACCTGGATTAAGTACATTTCCACAATCAACATAATCTGCAGCTCCATCTAAATGAAGACATTTATCTATAACACCTGCTTCACTAATATCCTCTGTATTTTTACCCCCCATCAACGTACCATGATAAGAATTAGTACCACTATCAACTACCTGAGTACTATTTGTATCATCATACATTTTCCAATATCCTTCTAATGAAGAAGCTAATGCAGCTATATCTCTCAATCTATAATATAAAGAAGCATCTGTAAAAGGATTTTCAGGTTGTACATAACTACTTCCATACGGTACATCTAGATCTTGTGTACTTCTAATTATCCAACCATACCTATTCCTAATATAATCGAGAGAAGGATCTAAACCTAAGATAGCTTTAATAAATCGCTTTAAAGCTCCTTCAGTGCCTCCATACAAATAAGCATTCCATAATTCAAGAAGTTCTCTCCTATATTCTATTACAGGTCTAGCAATATTTCTTTCATACTCCATAAGTTTACCTAAAGTATCATACAAACTAGAATCTTGTAATTTATAAAAATTGATTCCTTCACTTACACAATCAGTTTCTCTTTTAAAATCTTGAATTTCTCTCGCCCACAACTCTACAATTTTTAAAGTTTGTGTAATTCCTTCTTTAGCATATATACTATCATCAGGCATCAAACCATATAACATTTGCATGTCATTATACCAAGTAACTTTAGAAAGGTTAAATAATAAAGAATCACTCCAATCACTTAAATAGTCAAGAGAGTTCACTCTCACTCTATAATAAAATGATACATCCTCAAAAACTTCCATAGCTTTAAAAACAAAAGCTTTAAAGAAATAACCATTTTGATAATTTAAAATATTATTACTCGTTTTAACTAAATGTCTAAGATTAGAAGAATTAAAAGTATCTACTATATCCATTTGCACTTCACAATCAAAATTACCTATAGATTCCCCAACAGCAGGATTAATCCTCCAAGATATTGCATAAGTATCTCTTGTAGGTTTATAAGTCATTAAGTCTGATGGTACTATAACAGATGCCTGTGTCATATTTTAATAAAAACGCTACTGCTTATCTCCTCATATTCGCCATTTAATATTATAACTTTAATCTCTAAATTTCTTGGATCATAATTATCAGCAACAACATCTATATCAGATACACTCACAATTCTTTCATTATCAGGTACACTATTTTCTATATGTAATTCCATCAACCTATTTATAGCATTCAAAACAGAAAATTGTATTCGTGCAGCTAAATAAGTATCTATTTTTTCTCCAATAGAATTACTTAATCCTGCACCATATTCAGCATCAAATAAATTAGTTCCTTGTAAAGTCAGTAAAGCTTTAACCAATTGTTGCTTAATCTTAGCTGTACCTTCAACTACTTTAATCCTACCTGCACCCTCATATTGTACATCTAAAAGTTTACCTGTATCATGACATTTAGGACAATTACTTCTTAGAGAAGTATAAAAACCAAAATACTTTTTCTGTGGTACATAATTAATATCAGGATCAGGAAACTTTGTACCAACATCTATAGAATTAGAACCAAATATTATTTTACGATTAGTACTAAAGTAAAAATTAGTAATTCCTACATCAGCCATAGCATAAAAACACATACCATCTACTTCAGTTACTTCTAAAATTCTAGTATGCTCTATATTCTGATTAGATTCATATAACAAATCAACATAAAAGTTAGGAGATGATCCCTGAATATCGAATATCTCAACAACTTTATGATCACATGCAGAAAAGAAATCAAAATCCTTCACAATAACCTCTATGTAACAGTAATAACAAAACTATCAGCATCAGTCCAAGCATATTCAAGTTTACTAAAAGAAAGATCTGCTACTCCTGTCCCTACAGACCTTCTACATAATTTAGTAAAAGGTAATATTATATTATCTATAAATGAATGTTGCTGTCTTAAATAATATACAAGGTCCGATTGTTCTAATCTTTTTCCTAAATAAAGTGTATTAATATAAGACATTAAAGTACTTTTTATTTGATTCTCTGCAGAAGTAGAATCTATTCCCGAATAAAGAGTAACACTAAACGATATATCAACATAAGTCTTTTCCCCTTCACGCACTAAAATATTAGAAGCAATAAGTTTATTAGTATCTGTATCTAAATCATCTTGTATCTCACCAATCAAACTATTATATGAATATGATATATTATAAGGTTCTCCTACTGAAGGCGCACCAGATATCCAAACAATCTTATCTAATGCCTGATTAGATCTCCTATATTCACTATAAGTATCTTTAACAACTGAGAAATGTGTATCCTCAATATAAGTGTTGGTTGTACCAACAATCTGTATAACTTCATTAAGAGGAAGATTATCAAAGAAAACAGTAAGTCCATTAATATTAGAAAAGACTTCAGCTTGAATATCATTCTCAAGAGTCTGTCCAATTATTATAACATCTACTTCATTACCATAGGCATTTCTTATACAATTATCTTCTCCAGAAGTAAGTACTACAGCATCAACAACTCCAGTTATTGCCTCTACAAAACTTGCATAACCTGGTGCAGTTCCCAAAAGTCTTCCTTGAGAAGCAGTTATAATTCTTTGTGACAATAATGTATTAGTTTCTTCATCAGTACCACTAGTTAAAACACTTTTATTAGTTACTCCATCTACTCCTGTTATACCAGATAATACAGTTATAGCATTAATAGCTACATTACTACCTATTCCAGCTAAAGAAGCTTCTATACTTACATTTGCTTCATATCTATTAGTTTCAGTATTTAATTGAGTAGCCGTATTCAAATAAACTGTAGTTGTTGTTATAAAAGAATAATAAGAACCATCTGAATTTCTTTGAGTTGATACTGTTATTCCCCCACTACCATCTTCGGCACCAATACGAATAGAAGTAGTAGGTTTAGTTAATTTGTAAAAAGTTACTGATCCTGTAGCTTTAGTAGCATCTTTTCTAGCAAGATTCCAATTAGCAGCTAAATCATTCAATTGATCATCTTCCATATCACTTGCATAATTAATTGAATAACTCTTTCTAATAAGTTCTAAATCATCATAACTTAATTCTAAGATTGTAGCTACTGGATCAATAACTACATCCTTAACTACATTACCAGAAGAAACATCAATATCAGGTCTATAAGTCTGTAAATAGTTTATTAACGATTGAGCGATTGCTTCCTTAGTTTTTGAAGACATTTCTACTCTCCCTTAAGCTTCTGAGTTCCTTCTGGTACATCAGGTGCAGTTACAGGTATAACTAATGGAACAGGTGTTGGTCCACTTGGCACACCTAAAGCCGCAGTAGCATGCATATGTGAATTAAATGCTGTTACTAAATTATCCACTGTATTTCTCAATGATTGAATCTCACTAAATAAAGCCAATGTTGCAGTACCACACATCTCAGCTACATCTGCAGTAACTTGTAACTTACCTATTGTAGCTACTTCAATATTTCCTGCACTATCTATTATAATAGTTTTGTTATTCTGCGTATCAAATAATCTTAAACGAATTGAATTACCATTTGCAGATTTTATTTCAGTTGTAAATGCATCATTCCAAACTGTACCAATAGTTACTTTATATAAAATATTATCTACTGGTGAAGTTTCAATTTTTCCTGTTAAGGGACTCACTACATCTTCATCTACACCAGTTATAGGATTTTTCTTTTGTACTACTTGAGTTTGGTCTCTTATTATAAAATGTATACTACCCTTCTGATCTAAATACCATTCAGCACCCTGCTTTGATTTCCAAGCATATTCTCCTTCTATGATATTACGAAAATAATAACCAAAATCATTCATACCTAAAACTTTTTTATAATAGTCTACAGGTGCAAAACCAAGAAGAACAGGAGAACCACTTTGTCTAGATCCACAGATAACTATATCACCAATAGAAGGTTTATATTGTAATCCCCAACCTCTTGACATATGTGTATATGTTAAAGGAATCCTAGATGAATTAGATTTTACACTTCCTGATATACCACCACGATCTAACCATTCAACTATAAGAGTATTATAAAGATGCTTATCCTTGACCTTATCATTAGATTCATCTATCACCTCTTCAATTCTACCCAACTTAATATATTGAAAAGGATTATTTGAAGAATCTTTTTCTCCACCAGCAAACCAACTATTTAACATTATTACATCCTTGTTCTGAACGATATTTTAAATATGTAGTGTCTTTAGTATTTCTAATTACCGTATCATTAGCAAAACTAGAAGCATTTATAGATTTAGATACTTTAGTTAATCTTTCTTTTAAAGTATTGAGTGCAGTATCTCTTTCATCCTTAACCTTAATTATCTCAGATTCATTTCTAGTACCTGAAAAAATAATTTTATTATAATTCTCTTTAATTTTAGCTGTTTCATTCTTTAAATAACTTTGCAAATATTCCTGTTGTTGTACTATAGAAGGATATAAATTAGAAGGAATTGCATCCCAAACTAACAAACCTTCAACATAATTAACTACATCATTATTAACATACATCTTTACCTTTCCCCAAGTTAAATCTTCTACATTAGCTAAAATAAAATTCATCTGACTTAAAGACATAGATTGGATTTCTACTAGGTGAGTTAAGTATCCTTTTAACTGATTAATATTATTTCCTTCAATCACATAAAAAGGTTTTCTCCTATAAGATAAATCTATAGTAGTAGAATAATCTGCACCTGCTACAAAATTATGTACTACTCTATTTATATAATAAACACTAGTCCACCTATCAACATAACAAGAAGTACCTGGTTGTAAATTTGAATTACCTTCTAAAAACATAGATGCAGTATGAAGAGTAGAATTTTGTCTCCACAATCTCTGCTCTCCATAAGCAGCTAAACTTTCAGGTGTGATAAGGCCTACTTTAGATTCTTGAGCCATCATACGTACACCAAATTGTCTTCTATACTTATAAGGAGCTATAACTAATTTTCTTAAAAATTCATGTGTATAACCTCCCCATAAATAACTACCAGTAATAACTAAATCTGTAAATAAATTTCTATCATCCATAACCTGAGAATATTTACGCACATAAATATCTTTGTCAGCAGTAAAATGAAAATTGTTTTGAACAAAATTATTAAAAGTATTTTGATCCTCATCATTACCATCATACATTTTAGGCAATTTTAAATTAGTAGGACCAAAATAAGGAATACCAGAAGGTAAAACATAAAACTCAAAGAAAGTACTTTTTGCTATATTGTCTAATATTTGAGCATTCGATTTCCAATCACTTATAAGATAATCATAAGTACCAGAAGCAAATTGTATCGACCATACAGGTTGATTAATACCCATTAATATAAAAGCAACATCACCAGAAGCTACCTTACCATCAACAGATTTTTTTGCTTTAACTCCATACCAACCTACAATTTTATCATTTTCATCATATAACTCTTTAATATAAGTTTCTACTCTTCTATCTATAGCTGTATTTAATGCCTTAAAAGAATCCGAAGTTTTAGTTGCTCCATTTTTATCATGTAATTCACTAAGACAAGATTTAGCTTCTGTAAATAAAGCAGAATCATTAAATATATCACAAAACGTTCTACCTAATATACCTTTAACAACTTCTTCAGGTTTCTTACCTGCCCAAGTTGATTGATAAAAAGTTATAGTATCTCCTTCTGATTCTACTGGATCTAAAGAAGGAAAAGCATTCGTTCTTGTAACTGATAATGCTTTAGTTACATCTTCACAACTTAAATTAATTCTTTTAGTTAATCCATCATCTTCTACATTTACAGTACTAACATAACCAGTAAAAACTAATTTTAAATTATCTTCCCAATCAGGTAAATATATCTCAACTTCATCATTACTCTCAATAATACAATCACCCTCTTGAAAATATACATTAGGTGAACGTAATGGTGGAACAGGAGAAGAAGCAACATTCTTCATATAAAAAACATCGTCTGTATTATCTAGTGCAATGCTAGCTGTCCATGCACCTTGAGAAGATTGTGTAACAGTTATAGAAATAACTCTTTCATTTGCATAAGTAGGCGAAACATTAAAATTTGCTGCTCTTTCCCAAGTCTGGTCTATTAAATTCAAATTTGTCTTAGTATCTTTTTCTTTCTTAAATTGTGTACCATTTACAACTAAATAAAAATAATCTTCATCATTATCAAAATCTAATAATTTACCACTCTTCCTATTTATAAAAGATTGCAATCTTAATCGCTCAGCATCTAAAAACTTTTTATTCAATCCATCCCAAGTATCCTTATCAGGCATTTCACCATATTCCATTATATAAGTTACTGCTGTAACATAACTATCAAAAATTCTAGTCTTAGGTTTTTTAACAACAACTACACAAGATCTAGAATAGTGTTCAGTCTTAATCATGTTGTAGCTACTCCTAATCCTGTGATTTGCTTCCCTTTCGACAACTGTAACAACTTATCTGCAAACAAACTTTCAGTACTCCAATCTACCGCAAAATTAAAGTTATAATTAGCTTTTCTAACATCATTAGCATCACGAGTATAACTAAATCTTGTAAAATGCCCACTATAAATATATCCATCGTGATAAATATAAGTTACAGAAAGATCTTTAGGGCTACTCCTAATTATTCTCTTCGTCATTGCAGCAATACTCAATCCTCTTAAGATACTACCTGTTATAGAAGCTAAAGATTGTAAACCCGAACTAACTAAACTTGTAGGTGACATCTTACCTGCTTTCTCACTTGAGTATAGTTGAAAAGCTTTAGTATTATTTATAGTTTCTTGTCCTACTGCAGCAGTTACTGCAACAGCTGCAGTAGCAGCAGGAATAATTCTATTATTAGCATTTAAAATATTACTAATATGTTTTTTATCTAATCTATATAATTGTTTCAAAACTGATAAAGAAAGTAAACCTAAACTTTCAAATCCAGGTAATAATAAAACAGCACCAGATACATCCATACGTTCAGGTTGATCTCCCCAATGAGAGAAATTATATCCACCTACTGTTCTTGTTGTTTGAATAACCTTAGCAGAACTAATAGTTACTTTCACAGGAGCATCATGATCATTAAAGAAAGGCATTGGAAAAGGAACAAACAATAAAGGATTAGTTATAATCATCTTACCTCATCATAAACATTTTTAGTTGGTTTGTTACTTCACCATTAGAACTTATTAATTTTTCAATAATGCCAGTAGTATGTTCCATAAATTTATTAATTTGTTCACCAGCAAATCCAGCACCACTTTCAATCAATCCTGATGCAGGATTAACAAAATTAAGTGCAGCCTTACCAAGAACACTTGGATTATCTAATAAATAACTACCTAAATTTTTCCATTGCTCAGAATCAGCAGCAAAGTCTGCTATAGGCTTAACATTCTTTCTAGCATATTCTGAAGTGACAGCAAAACTTGCTCCACCTGCAGAAACTCTCTTAAGTATTTCACTCATACTGCCTATATCCATTGTCATGATACCAATATTTTGTGCTTGTTTTACTACCTTATCTGACTCTTCCTTAGTAACTTTTTCAAGATCCTTAATAAGCTTATTAAATCCTTTTTCATCACCAGCTTTAACAAGATTTATCATCTCATCAAATATCTTAACCTTCTCACCACCTACTTTTGCTTCCATCTGCATATTACCAATAGTAGAAAGTCCTGGCAAACCTAAAGGGTTCTTTCTCATCATTTCTCTTAATCCTACAGGAGAAGTAACCATACCTCCTGCTGCTGCTTCCGATGTACGCATAGATAATCTAAGAAATTCAAAAGGAGACTTTTCAGCTTTAGCTCTAAATTGACCAACTTGTTCAAGAGGTGGAAGACCTGCATCAGGTAAAATATTAGAAGACAATCCAAACCTTCTAGACAACATCATTAAACGCATTAAACTATCTGTAGATGCTCCTCTTTGTTCAGAAAGTATACCACTAAAAGTATCTATAGATATTACACCTGCTTTAAGAGAAGTACTAAAATGTTTTATGAATCTACCTGCTTCACCTATATCAGCATTGTACTTTGCTAACATAGGAGAAAGTTGAGAAAACATTTGCATTGATTCTTTAGCAGATAATGTTCCTTTACCCTCTACCACTAAACTCTCAGATAATTTCTTAAAAGATCCTGCAAGCTTTTCACTAGATAATCCTAAATTAAATCTCATCATCATAAAGATTTTATTAGCTTCTTCAAGAGAAATATTATATCTTTTCTGTATTGCTACACTAGCGATCACGGCTTCTCTAGAACTAGACATCACAGAAGCAACTTCACCTTTTGTACTAGTTGGTGTAAGCCCTGTTGTAAATCCCCCTCCAATACTTTTTGCAGCATTAACAGCTTCTTTTAAATCCATGCCAAAAGATTGTAAAGTTGTTAACATCTTTAAGGAATCATAGCCACTACTAAAAAGTCCTTTTGTAGGAGGGGCACCAGCCTCTCCTAATATACCTGCTTCAAATCTTCGTCCGCCTTGAAGTTGGTTAACTGTACCTAAAAGTAATTTAAATGCTCCAGCCATTAAAGCTATAGAAGATACGCCACCACCTATAACTTTCCACAAACCTCCTAGAGCTGAAGTAGTACCACCTAAGTTCTTTACAAAATCTCTTAAATTTATTTTACCTCTACTAAACTCACTAAAAGCTCTTTTAAACTCTTCTGCACTTACATTAGCTGTAGTGCCCATTGCTTTGGCTGCAGCATCTACCTTTTCAGATGTAGACTTTTGTTCCTTCATTGTGCTTATTAAAGCACGACTAGCTTTATTAACTTCTCGAGTGGCGTATTCTACGCCTCTCAATTCTCTTATTCTTTCTTCTCCTACTCTTACATTATCAACTATAATCTGTGCTCTTCTTTTATCTTGAGTAATAAGCTTCTTTAATTGCTTGGCTGTTTCACCAGAAGAAACTGCTAAAAGCATGAAATGCCTATTCATGTCCTTAAAAACTTCTTCTAATACCTTAAAATTCTTTGCTTCATCTGCCATTTATTTCTCTCTCTATTTCACTCTCAAGTGAGTCAATATTAACAGGCTTCTTTTCGAATGTTTGTTCCATTCCCTTTATTTCATCTAAAGAGGCACCCTTACTTAATAATTGTTGTTTAAACCCTTCAGAAAAGTATTCTTTTTTAGATTTGTTTTCTTTTTCAGCTTGAGCTAGTTTAAAATTAAGCCAAGGCTTCAAAATATCTATGATATGTGTAATCTTATCAACTTCTTCAGATTCATCCTTTATAATGTTTTGAAAGGCCCAACCAATTTGTATATGAGTTAATTGATTCAATTGATTTGGAGTTATCTTGAATAACTTACATATCTTATATAAAGCTCTTCCTATGTTTTCAACGTAGTTTTTTTTAAGTCTTCTTTTTTCTTTTGTGTAGCTTCTCTCAAATCAATATAGCAACTAAATAAAATACTTATAGTAGTTGCATCCATTTGGCCTAAGATTTCTTCCATTGCTTTAGATATGTTAGTTGCTTTATCTTTTTCTACCTTTGACCTAATTTCATCAAATCCTGTAGGATTAATACCATCAATTGAAACAATCGACTTAGCTAAAGTAGGTATCTTTTCTAATTCAAGCATAGTTAAATCTGCTCTAGGTAATCCTTCAATGATTTGATTAACTTCATCTTGACTAAGTGTTCTTAGAATAATCTTGTGCTTGCCTAACTCGAACTCTTTTTCTTCTGGTGTACCTAATAAAGCATCTACTAACTTCATACTCATACATAACCTCCTGTATTAATTAAATTAATAATTTAATTTATGTTGTGCCATAAGCACCAGTTACTTTTCTAAATACAATTGTAGCATTCTGAATAATTGTAACATCACCCCTAGATATGTCTTGTGTTGCAGAATGGTTTGTTATCCAACAATCTTCAAAAGTGAGTGCAACTGATTCAGATTTATCAGCTTTCTGTCTAACAATTTGAATCTGAAAAGATGTAACTTGCTCAACCAAAGAAAAGTAAGGATCATCAGAACTATTGTTTCCAAGAACGTTTAAAAGATCATTCCTCCAAACAGCAAGTGCAGTAACATCTAGCCTCTTATCCCTAACAAGATTAGGAATCATTGCTTTAGGTAATTCAGACTCGCCACCTAGAGTAAAATGAGGAGTTACTTCTCTACTCTCAGAAGGATTTATTGACTGAATTGAACCTACCTCAACAAAAGTACCTTTAGCATTTTCAACAAGAATACTAATTCTAGTAACTCTTTCAATGTTAGAAAATTTCGGATTGTTTGGTGTATCTGCCATGATTTATGGCCTCCTATTTTTTATACAGTATATAACCCAAAAGTTATATCTATCCACGTGAGTGTATACACAGGCTTAAATTCAAAATGTATCACTGCTTTTCTTCCATCCGCACTATCTTGTGCTACTCTAATATTTCTACTCTCTACAAATACACTATCGTCTATTTTTTGTTCACAAAAACTCTTCACTGCAGCAACAAGTAAAGCATTTGTATTTGCTGTAACATATTTTGAACCTATATAAGAATCAAGTAAAGTTCTAATATCTTTCTTAACTTGATTCTTAATAGAAACAACTTGTAACTCAATTTTATTTACATTAGCTGTATTTGTAGTTACTGCATGTCGAATCCTAAGTACACCACCTTTACTACCAACAACAGTTATTCCATTAGAAGCAAGATCATTCATTTCAGATTCTTTATAAGGTGAAGTCTGAAGACTATCAATACCAGTTAATATTTTTCTTGTAAGAGGTTCAGCTTCATCATAGTTAGGATTAGCCATAATCCCCGCAAGGGCAGCACCTAAATATTGACCTGATACCTCTGTAGAAGCTTCTGTTTCCAATGTACTATCTTTTAAAGTTATCTTACAAACTGCAGGTGCCATTACAGTCACAAGTTCATTATTAAATGCAGCAGCTCTAACTTTTAAATTAGCTACAGAACTTGTCAAAGCTAATCCAGAAGTTAAAAATATTCTTTCTTTCTTCATCGTTTCAGAACTCATCTTATTTACATGAGAAAGAATATAAGCTTGCATTGTAGTAGATGTCATTCCTGGAGCAGATAATATATCTAAATCTTCTGCTTCTAATTTATCAATTGCATTCTGCTGTTCTGTAACAGTACTATTAACTTGCTGTACACAAAGTACTTGAGAAGCTCCATTCTGAAAAGCAAGTTTAGCTGCAAGAGTAATTTCACTTATAAAGCCATTATCTAATTCAGATCCATAAGCAGATCTTACATCATCAATAATGTAATACAAAGTAGGTGCATAATAAGTAGTACTCTTATCTCTCTTATAAGTAACATAATAAATAACTCCTACTGTAGGTTCTGATCCACCAGGAGACCAATCAATAGTTTCACCAGTAACAACATAATCAGTACCCAAAACATAATCATAAAGTCCAGGAAGACTTCCTACACCTATAACAACACCAAGATCCCCAGTATCCAACCCAAGAGAATCTACTCCAGCTGCAACGCCTTTAGTAATCTCTACATTAGCAACTTGATAATTAGAGCTTCCTTTACCTGCAATACCCACAACTCTAGCAGAACCTAACAAAGCTACAGGTTGAGGCAATGCAACTTCTTTTACATATGCTCCTGGACCTTTATAAGTCATTTTCATCCTCCATTATAAAAAAACTGTTTATTAATACTCTTACAAATTTTTCCTATACATTCTATATACTATTAATAAAATTATAACCAAATTTAAACATATAATTATTTATAAATATTAATCACCACCAAAAATAAATACTGGTGTTGC